CCTTCGCGCAAGATTTTTTCCCAAAATGAAAACTTTTCAAAGGGGGTGGTGGCTATGCCCGGCAGACCGCCAAAACCTGTTTCCGTTTTAAAATTCGAAAAAAAGAGCCACCGCACCAAGGCTGAACTCGAAGCTCGGGAAAAAGCAGAACAACAGCTCTTGACCGGTGTCAAAATGAAGGCTTGGCCGGAGGTCAGGCAAAACAAACTTGCCAACAAGGAGTTTAACCGGGTTAAAAAACTGCTGGAGAAAATCGGACACAACGACGCTCTGCATGAGGCCATCATCAACCGCTACTGTATTCTTATAGCTGAGTGTAAGCAGGCTGAACAGACCATTAATGAACTAAGGGATGACCTGATAGAGCTGGCCAAAATGCAAAAAGAGGGTGAAATAGATTTTGTTCAATACCTTGATGAAAGGGGCAAGCTTCAAGACCGCATCATCGCCTGGGACAAGAAGCTGATGGACAAGCGTAAGATGCTTCTTCAAATTGAGAAGGAATCTGTAATGACTATTCTTGGCGCTCTTCGGGCCATTCCGAAGAAGCCGGAGGAAAAGAAAAAAAGCCCCATGGCCGAGTACCTGCGGAGGCAGCGGAAAGGCTCGTGATAAAACATGCACAACAAGCAACGGGCTCTTGCCGTAATTGAATTTATTCAGCTATTGCACCACACAGGCGACTTTTACGGTCAGCCTTTTTTATTGCTTGACTGGCAGTATGAGGTCATTTGGGATGTTTACGGAACCGTTAATGAAAAGGGATACCGGCAATATCAATATGCATACCTGGAAATACCCAAGAAAAACGGCAAGACTGAGTTAACAGCTGGCCTTGCTTTATATCATTTATACAACGATCCACCGAGCGGTCAGATATATTGCTGTGCAGCGGAAAAAGAACAGGCAGCCTTGGTTTACAGGGCCGCAAAGGAAATGATTGAACAGGACGAGGCCCTACAGGAACTGGTTAAGGTTATTGACAGTAAAAAGGAAATCCATAACCGGGAAACCGGTACATTTATTAAGGTTTTATCAGCGGAAGCGTATAGCAAACACGGCTTGAACCCAACGGTTGTAATATTCGACGAGCTTCACGCCCAGCCTAACCGTGACCTGTGGGATGTTATGACCTTCGGCGCCGGTGCCGCCCGCAAAGAGCCGATTTGGTGGGTAATTACGACTGCCGGCGATGACCCGGACCGGCACTCCATCGGGTGGGAGGTTCACGAATACGCCCGGAAGCTGATTGACGGGGAAATAGACGACCCCATTTGGTATGCTAAAATATACGCCGCCGATGAGGATGACGACATATTTGATGAGGCCATTTGGTACAAAGCTAACCCCAGCCTGGGCCACACTATTGACATTGAAAAGGTCCGGCAGGAGGCTATCGGGGCTCGCAACGATGAGGGCAAGGAAAAGCTTTTCCGCTGGCTCCGGTTAAACCAATGGGTTGCGGTCAAGTCTGTTGGTTGGCTGCCACTGACCCTGTGGGATGCGACGGTGGGCGACTGGAACCCCGCCGACCTAGTAGGTAAAAAGTGTTATATAGGCCTGGACTTGTCCAGCACCATCGATCTGACGGCGGCGGCTTTGCTTTTTCCACCCCAGGGTAAACAAAAAAACTGGCGGGCCATCTTTGAGGCATGGATTCCCGAGGAAAAAATGAAAGAGCGCATAAACCGGGATCATGTGCCTTATGACCGCTGGGTAAAAAACAAATACCTTTACGCTACCCCAGGTAATGCTGTTGACTATGACTTTGTAGAGGCCAGGATTAAGGCCATGGCGCAGCAGTATGATGTCCAGTACCTGTGTACTGACCCATGGAACAGCCGAATGTTAACCCAACGACTGGCTAAAGCGGACATTGAGCCCGTTGAAGTGCCGCAAACAATTGCCGGTATGTCCCCGGGCATGAAAGAGCTTGAACGCTTGATGCGTATCGGCCAGTTGACTCACGAAAAAAACCCGGTTGCCCGCTGGTGTTTTGGCAATATCGTGGTGGCTGTGGATGGCAATGAGAATATGAAACCCATGAAAAACAAATCAAAGGGCCGGATTGACGTCTTTGTGGCTCTGATTAACGCAATGAATATCGCTATAAGGTTTGAGGATAAAACGAGTGTATATGAGGAGAGGGGGCTGCGTAGATTGTGAGTACAGACCAGAAACGAATCAGGACACCTACCATTCGCCAGAGGCTGGCGGCGGCCTGGGCGGCCATCCGCGGGCAGGCGTACAGCATGGACGATTTTAATCGCGACGTCAGGCGCTGGCTGAGTGGCGGACCAACCCATGCCGGTGTGAATGTAAACGAAGACCGTGCCCTGCGCTACGTGACCGTATACTCCTGCGTCCGGGTCCTGGCCGAGACACTGGGAAGCCTGCCCCTTTTCGTTTACCGGGAACGTGCCGATGGCGGGAGGGAAAAGGCTAAAGACCACCCGTTATTTTGGCTGCTACATGACGAGCCAAATGACGAAATGGATAGCCTAGCTCTTCGGGAAACAATAACCAGTCAAACGGCGCTGTCCGGCAACGGGTACGCGGTTTTAACTTTAAACCGCCGCGGTGAGGTAATGGAAATTTACCCGTGGGAATGGGACCAGATACGCCCGGACCGTGACCCGGAGACGCGCAAAGTATTTTACTGGATCAGGGACCGGGGCAAGGAAGAAAAACTACCGGCTGACCGGGTATTGCATGTACACCTTTGGGGGCCTAGTGGTCTTTACGGTTACTCTCCCATTAGGATGGCCCGTGAAGCGGTGGGGCTGGGGCTAGCAGCTACTGAGTTTGCGGCCCGGTTTTACGGCCAGGGCATGAATGTTGGCGGTGTTTTAGAGCACCCCAATGCGTTAGGCGATAAGGCTTATGAACGCCTGAAAGAATCTATCAATAAAGAATGGGCGGGGCTGGCCAACTCCTGGCGACCAATAATCCTGGAAGAAGGGATGAAATACAACCGCATCCCAATGCCGCTAAAGGATGCCCAGTTCATTGAACAGCAAAAGTTTACCCGGGATGAGATTTGCGCGCTGTTCAGGGTGCCCCCGCACCTGGTGGCCAACTTGGAACGTTCAACACACAACAACATCGAACACCAATCCCTGGAGTTCGTAATGTATACGATGCTTCCGTGGATTACCCGGTGGGAACAGGCGATAAACCGGCGGTTATTTACCCGCCGGGAACGGGAGCGGGGCTACTACTGCAAGTTTAACCTGTCCGGGTTGCTCCGCGGTGATTCAAAGAGCCGTGCTGAAGCGCTACACATCATGCGTCAGGACGGCGTTATTAATGCGGACGAGTGGCGCGAGCTGGAAGAGATGAACCCGCAAGAGGGAGGCGTTGGGAAATTGTATTTGATTAACGGCAATATGGTGCCGATTGGCCCCGATGGCCGGCCGCAAAAACCAGATGAAGGAGGTGGTAAGAGTTGAAGAAAAACAAAAAGTTCTGGCAGTTTCGGGCGGCAGATGATGATTCCAATGTAGGTGAACTACTTATATATGGGATTATCGGCGACTGGTTGTGGGACGATGTTTCTCCCAAGCAGTTCAAAGAAGACCTTGATGCCCTGAGCGATGTGGAAGAGATCAGGGTTTTTATTAACTCTGATGGCGGGGATGTGTTTGCTGGTCAGGCTATTTACTCGATGCTGAAACGTCATAAAGCCAAGATCAGCGTATATATTGACGGATTGGCCGCGAGCATTGCTTCTGTAATCGCCATGGCCGGGGACGTTGTTTACATGCCTAAAAACGCCATGATGATGGTTCATAATCCCTGGACCATTGCCAGGGGTGATGCCAACGAGTTCAGGGAATTGGCCGAGGTCCTGGACAAAGTGCGTGATAGCCTTATCGTAGTGTATCAGGATAAGACAGGCCTTGAACGCGAGGAAATTATTGAACTGCTGGACGCCGAAACCTGGATGACCGCCGAGGAAGCGGTTGAGAAAGGTTTCGCAGATGAGATAGAAGAGACCAAACAGGTTGTCGCGCTGTTTGACAAAAGCAATAACAAGCTTATTGTAAACGGCCAGGAATTTGATCTTAGCCGGTTCCAGAATCTGCCACAGTTGGACCATATTCCGGAGGCAAAAGCCAAAGGAAAAGGTCGAGAGCAAAACGAGTCTATTGTTGAATTAATAGACAGCATGAAAGCCCACGATCAAGTCCTTAAAGAAGTTTGCAACAGTTTAAATGACATTTTAAAACAGTTAAATACTCAAAATGAGAGCAACAAAAAAGAATCCCTTGTATCCCAGCGGCAACCGCCGCTGGATTTTTATGAAAAGCGCTTGCAGGTCAATGAAAGGGTTTTTAAATATTAAAAGGAGTGAGGCAAATGGATCTGAAGGCATTGCTTGAAGAGCGTGCTAAGCTAATCAAAAATCAGCGTGAATTAATCGACAAAGCCAAAGAAGAAAATCGTAACCTGACGGAAGCGGAAGCCAAAAGCTTTGACGACCTGGAAGAACAGATCAAGGCGCTGGATGAAAAAATCGAAGCTATTAAAGCTCAAGAAGAGCGCGAGCGGAAAGTTGCCGAGCGTGAAAAAACTTTGAAGGATGCTGCGCATAAAATGTATCGCCCTAACGGCGTGGTTCCCGGTGACCCTTCGCAAAACAACAGGGAGCTAGACGACGGTGGATTTAAAAACATCGGTGAGTTTATTGACGCCGTACGTTTTGGGGACCGTGCCGGCCGACTGAAGGATGTTAAGGTGGATGAAAACGGGGCTTACGAGGTACCCGATGCTTTCAAGGCAATCCTGTTGCCCCGTCTCCGCAACGAGTGGACCATGGGCACTGGCAGCGAGGGTGGCTTCGCTGTACCGGAGCAGTTCCGGCAGGAAATATTGATGCTCCGGCCTGAAGCAGCTATTATTCGCCCGCGGGCAACCGTTATCCCGGCCGGTGACCCGCCTGATTCCAAGATTACCATTCCGGCGTTTCACCAGGGCGCTAATGGTATCTGGGGCGGCGTAGAAGTAAAGTGGACGGAAGAAGGCGGAGAGATTGGTGAAACAGATGGATCCTTAGAGGATGTCTCCATGGAGCCTCACGAGGTATCCGCTTTAACTGTGGTAACTGATAAGCTTCTGCGTAACTGGGAAGCTGCTAACGCTTTCCTAACCTTCCTGCTGCGTGGGGCCATGATGGCCGCAGAGGACCTAGTGTTCATCAAGGGCAATGGCGTTGGTAAGCCGATTGGTGTAATCAATGGAGACGGCGCCATTGCTGTCAACCGTGATACTGCAAACACAATTAAGTATATCGACATTGCGAACATGCTGGCCAAGCTCCCGCCTGAAAGCCAGAGCAACGCCATGTGGATAGCTAATCAGAGCGCAATGCCGCAGCTTATGACGTTGCAGGACGCCGCCGGCAATTACATCTTTATCCGTGGCGATGCTACCCGCGGTATCCCTGACACGCTGGCCGGTATCCCGATTCGTTTTACCGGCAAAACCTATCCGCTGGGCAGTAAAGGCGACTTGGTCTTGGTTGATCTGCAGTACTACCTAATCAAGGACGGCAGCGGCCCGTTTATTCGTGCCAGTGAGCATGTATACTTCAAGCAAAACAAAACCGTTATTAAGGCTTTCTGGAACGTGGACGGCAAGGGCTGGGTCAATGAGCCGCTTACGCTTGAGGACGGTTCTACCCAGGTTAGCCCGTACGTTGTGCTTGACGTTCCTGCTGCGTAATGAAGTTAATTGAATAACTGAAGGGAGGATAATCCCCTCCCTTCAAATTAAAAAGGAGAGATCGACATGCCTATGAAGATAACCGAGCGTGTGCAAATTAAAGAAGCAGTAACTCCGCAGGATATTGCGACAGCTGACGTGACCAGCGCCTACTACGACATGAAAGGCAAGGGGCGTGTGGTGGCTGTGCTGACTACATCCACCATAGCTGAAGGCAAAAAAGCCACCGTGCAGCTGATGCAGGCCAAGGATGACCAGGGCACCGATGCCAAAGCTCTCGGTACTGCCGTGGAAGTAGTTGCCGGTACCGGTGGAGGGAAATTGCTGGTGACCGCCGAGGCTACAGCCGCGGAGATGGACCACGCCAACAGCTACAGCTACGTGGGGGTGAAGGTCGGCACCGACGACCCCAATGCTACGCCTCCGGAAGGCGCGGCCATTTTGATTCTCGGCGACCTTTCCTTCCGTGGTTAAGGGGGAATTGCTTTGGCTAAGTATAAAGTAATCAATGAGTTTGTGGACACTGAGGCCAAGGGCCGCCGCCGGCGGCCCGGAGAGCTCGTCGAGCTCACCGACAAGCGAGCTCAGAGGTTGTCCGAGAAGAGCCTTATCGACCCGACTCCTGTAACGGAACCGAAGCCCACAAAACCCGATCTGGAACCAAAACCCAATCCGAAGCCGGAACCGGGGCAAGAACCAGGGCCTAGTCCGGGGCCGGAAACGGGGGATAAGGTTAAGGGCAAAGAAAAGGCACTGGAGGCGGAACGAGCACTAGGCGGTGAATAACAAATGGCACTAAAGCTTATTACTCCCCCGGCCGTTGAACCGGTTACTCTTGATGAAGCGAAAGAACATTTACGGGTGGATGGTACCAATGAGGATAATTTAATTGCTGCGCTTATTGCTGCTGCCCGGCGCTGGTGCGAACAATTCCAGCGCCGGGCTTACATTACCCAGATTTGGGAGTTGTGGCTGAATGAATGGCCATGCGATACAGCCGGTTATTCCAAGGGCTATATTACCGTCCCGCGTCCGCCTTTGCAGGACGTTACCAGCATCAAGTATTATGGCACAGACAATGTTGAATATACATTTGATTCCGGTAATTATTTTGTTGACACCAAATCGGAGCCTGGGCGGGTGGTACTTGGTTATAATAAAAGCTGGCCTTCCGCGACGCTTCGCCCCGCGAATGGGGTAGTGGTTATTTTTACTGCCGGGTACGGCGATACTGCAGATAAAGTGCCCGGGGAGGTAAAGCACGCAATAAAGCTGCTCATTGGTCATTGGTACGAAAATCGGGAAGCAGTTATTGTGGGGTCTATTTCCAGGGGAATTGAACTTGCAGTTAATAGCTTGCTTTGGCCGGACAGGGTGGTGCTGGCGTGATGAGGGCGGGAAATCTGCGCCACCGGGTAATTATTCAGCACCTTGTAGAAACTCTTGACGAATACAAGACACCAACTATTACGTGGCAGGACTATGCTACGGTGTGGGCGTCAGTGGAGCCAATTCGCGGCCGGGAATATATAGAGTTGCAAAATACTAATTCTGAATTGACGGTTCGGATCCGCATTCGCTACTTGCCCGGGGTAACAAATGATATGCGCGTCCTCTACGGTTCCCGTGTGTTTAATATTCAATCGGTTATTGACATTAACGAACGTCACAGGGAAATGGAGCTTATGTGCATCGAAAATACGGGTGATTCTTAATGGAAATTACACTGGAACAATTCCAAAGACAACTGCAAAAAGCTCAGGCTCAGGCAAGTGAAAAACACCAGGAATTGTTAAAGCAGGCAGGCGAATTGCTTCTGGATAACGCGGCCGAACAAACACCAGAAGATGAGGGTAGATTAAATTCGTCGTATAAACGCATCCCCTGGGAAGGTAAACAGGAATGGGTATTAGAGGTAATAAACGATGAAGTAAAAGCGGGTACTAATGTATTTTATGCCCGTATGGTTGAAGAGGGCCACGAGCTGGTCAGGGTTAAGCGAAGGGTGCGCCGCGGCCGGCGGGTCTACCGCGTCAAAGAGCAGCTGGGTTTTGTGCCTGGTAAACATTACTTCCGTAAAGCTTTTGAGCAGACAGAAAATGAGTTACCGGAGCTGGTGGAAGATTTTTTCCGCGAGCTAGGCAAGGAGATGGGGTTAGATGTTAAGGGATAGCCTGGACGCGCTACGTGCCGTGTTACACAGTACCTTTCCTGATGCGAACAGGATATATATTGGCAATGTTCCAGCTGGGTTTAAGCGGCCCAGCTTTCTTGTTGCCCTTGTTAGTCGTGCTGAGGAACACTTAAACAAAAATATTTATCGGCTTAGGGTTACTTGGCAGATTGTTTATTTTGCGCCTGAAGATAACGTTAAGAACCCGGACAAGCTAGACCAATACAGTGTGTCGGATACTTTAAAAACAAAGTTGATGGAGGAGATGATTATAACCGGCCCCAGCGGAAAAGTGTATAGGATACTTGACTGCAGCGGGGGGCCAAGAGATGAAGAAGTGTATTTAACGGTTCGGCTTGAAGCTGAACAGCGCAGGCCAGAACCCGCTTATGACTTGATGCAAGATGTTGTTCATGCTATTAAGGAGGAATGATTAAATGCCACTTCCGAGTGTAATCATTACGTTTCAGAGTAAGGCGATAGCAGCTATTGAACGTGGCGCCGTGGGGATCCTAGCGGTAGTCCTGAAGGATGCCAGTGTAGCAGATGTGACGGAATACAAATTACAAGATGTTGCCGATATTCCGGACACCTTGAGCGCAACTAACCAGGGATACCTGGAGCAGGCCTTTAAGGGTACACCGAAGGAGGTTAAAGCGGTTGTAATTCCGGACACCGCCGCTGATTACACCGATGCGCTTACTTATCTGGAGACAATTAAATGGAATATAGGTTGCATTCCAGGGATTGCGGACCTTGATGTCCCTACCATAGCCACCTGGGCTAAGGGGATGCGTGATAATAAAGAACGTAAAATTATGATGGTACTTCCGGATGAAGCTGCAGACCATGAAGCAGTAATCAACTTTGTTGTTGAGGATGGCGCCGATGTAGCCGGCAATGTGACTGTCGGGGAAGATACCTATACCGCCAGCCAGTATAGCGCCCGGATTGCCGGACTTATTGCTGGTTTGTCGCTTACCGTGGCACCGACCTTCCAGGTGCTTACTGAAGTGGACGACGTGCCGCATATAACCAAATCAGAAGCTGACACCAAAATTGACGCCGGCAAGTTTATTCTTTACCATGACGGGGAAAAGGTAAAGATTGCCCGGGGTGTTACCAGCCTGGTAACCACTACTGAAACCAAGGGCGCCGACTGGAAGAAGATTAAGATCGTCCGGATCTTGGACATGATTTACCACGACGTAAAGAGTACTATTGAGGATGTTTACATTGGCAAGTACCAGAACAGCTACGAAAATAAGCTACTTCTAATTGCGGCCATTAACGCCTATTATGAAACTTTGGAGCTGGCGCGCGTCCTTGACCCCGGGAAGAACAAGTGTGAAATTGACGTGGCGGCACAGAAGGCTTATCTACGGTCCATTGGGGAAGATGTTGACAATATGACTGAGCAGGAGATCAAGGAAGCTAATACCCGGGACAAGGTGTTTCTGGTATCCACTGTGCGCCCGCTGGATGCGATCGAGGATGTCCAGCTGGTTGTTAACCTGTAGGGGGTGTGATGATTGAACGGAGAACGTGTTATTAACGGCACTCATGGAGAGTTCTGGCTTGATGGCGACAAAGTAAGTGAATGCTATGGCCTTGAAGCCAAGATTGAATTTAATAAAGAAGAAGTTGAAATCTGCGGTAAGCAGGGAACTGATACCAAGTTCATGGGGTATAAGGGCACCGGTACAGTAAAGCTGCATAAAGTCAACAGCCGGATGATGCTGAAACTTTCGGCAGAAATCAAGAGTGGTATTAACCCGCGTTTTCAAATTCTCAGCGCATTGAAGGACCCGGCCGCCTACGGTGCAGAGCGTATCTTAATTAAGGACGCCGCTTTCGATGACCTTACCTTGGTTGGATGGGAAGCGAAGCAAAAAGGATCAGTTGAGGCCTCATTTACATTTACCGATTGGGATTTGCTTGACACCATTGAACCGAAAGAATAAACCGGGGGTAAAACCCCTGGTTTAAAATATTAGGAGGTAATTATGAGTACACTGGATTTACTTCTAAAAATGGATGAAACAAAAATTAAAAAGCCTACAAAAGGGGTTGAAATAAGAAGACTTTCGGAGGTTGCCGGCGAGAAGGTTGTTTTTGTTTGTGAGGCTGTCACTCATAATAAAATGGCCGAGATACAGGAGATGGCTTTCGATATAAAGTCGCAGCAAATGGACATTCAGGAAATGCAAGTAATGACTGTTTTGGCTGGTGTTAAGGAGCCCAACTTTAAAAGCAAAGAGCTGCTGGAAAAGTTTCATGCGCCAACTCCTAAAGAATTGGTGCAAAAACTGTTATTGCCGGGAGAAATAACAAATCTTTATAACGTTATATCCGAACTTTCCGGATTTGGTTCTGATGCGGTGGCGGAAGTAAAAAACTAATTAAAACCGATGGCCTTGCAGAAATGTGTTACTATTATTGGTCAAGAAAAGGCATAAGGCCGTCGGTAATATATAACATGCCACCGGGCGAAAAGCGTTTTGTTCGGGGGTGTTATGAAATAGAGATTGAAGAAAAAGACAAGCTTATGAAAAAAGGCATCTCTTGTCCTTACTTTGCCGTTTTTTAGTTGGGGTGGTAATCAATGATATTAGGAGCATCGTTGAAGCTAAAAGACAATTACACCAATACAATGTTGAAAGCATATCAAGCTACAGAAAAAACCACCCAGTCCATACGTTCAGCTCAGGTTTTCACCGGTGAGCTTACAAAATCAACCAGTCAATTAAGCAGCCAAATGAGGCTGTACAAAGCAGAACTTAGAGCAACACTGGCCAGAATAGATGACACAAAAAATTCAACCGAGGCTTTAAAAGCCAAGTCAGAATCCTACAGCAAGCAACTTGTTTTACAACGACAGATACTCAATTCACTGGCTGAGAAATATAAAAAAGTTGTAGAGGCTGAAGGCGAGAGCTCACAGCAGGCAATACGTCTGGCGACATCAATACAAAGAGCCCGGGCTGAAGAGGCAAGAATCGAGAACCAGCTCAGAAGGACCAACGATGCTATTAAAGATCAGTCTAGCGCTTGGCGGCGGTTGAAAAACGATTATGATAAAGCGAAAGCTGATGCGGCACCGAGTTCAAGGTTTGATGTTATGCGCGGTGCCGGTACTGCCGTAATGGGCGCTGGTGTGGCAATGTCTATAGGTCTAGGCGCTACAGTAAAAACTGCTGCAGACTTTGAAAGTGCCATGAGCAGGGTTGGTGCACTATCCGGGGCCACAGATACAGAGCTACAAAAAATGATGGATACCGCCCAGGAATTAGGCCGGACAACGGCTTTTAGCGCGACCCAGGCCGCGGAAGGCATGCAATTCCTTAGCATGGCAGGATTTAAGACAAACGAAATCATTGCTGCTATGCCCGGTATGCTGGACATGGCGGCTGCTGCTCAAATAGATCTGGGACGCGCCGCTGATATTTCATCTAATATTCTCTCTGCTTTTGGACTACAGGCAAATGAAATGGGCCGGGTTGGCGATGTGTTGACTAAAGCTTTCACGTCTTCTAACGTTGACCTTGAAATGCTAGGGCTAACAATGAAATATGTTGGTCCCGTAGCAAAAGCAGCCGGTTTTAGTTTGGAGGAAATGTCTGCAGCGGCGGGGATACTGGGTAATGCCGGCATTCAGGGGGAGCAAGCAGGTACTACTTTAAGAGCAACAATTTTAAGGCTTGTTAAACCGCCCAAAATGGCTGCTGAAGCCCTTGATAAATTAGGTGTAAAAATAAATGATTCAAATGGGAAAATGCTTCCCATGGCAGATATTCTGGAGCAAATCCAAAAAGGCATGAAGGGCATGACTGACGCCCAAAAGACTGCACTAGCGGGACAGATAGCAGGCACCGAAGCAGCAAGCGGTTTTCTTGCACTGTTAGATGCTGGGCCAGCCAGTTTAAGGAAATTTACTGGTGAACTTGAAAACGCCGGCGGCACTGCTAAAAAGATTGCCGACAAACAATTAGATAATCTAAACGGTAGTCTGACTATGCTAAAATCTGCAACCGAAGGTGCGGCAATATCAATAGGTGTAACGCTTTCTCCTTATATAAGGAAAGCAGCCGGGTTTTTTAATCGTTTGGTTAATAGTTTTAATAACCTTTCTCCTGAAATGAAAAAGGCTATTGCCATAACTGCAGCATTAACCGCAGGGTTTATGCTCTTGGGGGGTCCGTTGCTTTTATTTATAGGATTTCTTCCCAGTATTGCAGCTGGGCTTGGGATGATTGGTATTAGTGCAGGAACCGCAGCCATCGCACTTGGCGCTATTCCCTTGATTATTGCCGCGGTGGTTACAGCTGGCGTGCTTTTATATAAAAACTGGGACAAAGTTAAAAGCGCAGCCGGCAACCTATGGGAGGGCATTAAAAACGCTTTTAAGATGGGAGTTAATTTTGTCATAGGCTTATTAAATGAGTTGATTGACAAAATTAATTTAATACCGGGAATAAATATAGACAAGATACCAAAATTAAGTATAACCAACACATCAACAACTTACAGCCCGATGGCGCATGGCCACGCTGCCGGCCTGCCATATGTGCCTTATGATAATTATCCGGCCTTGCTGCACAGAGGGGAGCGGATACTTACAGCGGCGGAAAACCGCCAGTATAGCGGCGAGCGGCCGAGTGTAACCATCATGATACCCAAACTTGCGGACCAGATTAACGCCAGTGACCCGGCTGACGTGGATAGGTTGTTAGACCGCCTGGAGGAACGCATACTGCAAACCGCCCTCAATATGGGTACCGCGTAGGCAGGTGATAACTTGGAATTCTGGCTCTCCTTCAACAATTTCCAGGAAAAGCTCCAACTCCCCGTCAATCCCGGGGAGTTTCGCATTGTCACTGGTAATAAAAATACCGTGGTTGATATTCAAGCCCTGGGTGAATTAAACCTCACTGGTGGTGAAAAGCTGGCGGAAATTCAGCTTTCTTCTTTCTTCCCGGCTAACTATGCCCCGTATTGTGCTTATCGGGATATTCCGGATCCTTATGATGCGGTGGAGCAAATTGAAAAGTGGCGTAAATCGAAGCGACCCATCCGGCTGATTATCACTGATACACCAATCAATCTGGCCTGCGCAATTCAGCAATTTGAATATGGGGAACGTGGCGGGATCAGGGATGTGAATTACACTCTAAGTTTACGTGAATACCGGTTTATCCAGGTCCGCAAAGTAACCGATCCCACGCCAACCGGTATGAGCGCGTCACGCCCGGACACTAGGCCAAAGCCGAAAACCTACACGGTAAGATATGGTGATACTCTTTACATGATTGCCAAGAAAATTTATGGCAACGGCGACAGGTGGCGTGATTTATACGCTGCAAATAAGGCAGCTATAGGGCCGGATCCTAATACGCTCAAAAAGGTTACCAACCAGCAGTTGGTGGTGCCGGCATGAGTTATATGGTTGAAAACGTAACTCAAGATGGCGTATTTGATTTAACGCCCCTGGTCCGGTCCATAAAATGGGGCGGCGATATTCGCCAGGCGGCCAGGAAGTTGGAGGTTGATTTAGCCTTCGGCCTGGATGCCTACCTGCCAAAATACGATGTGCCTTTGGGCTCTTTACTGGTGCTGAAAAATGACACCGGGGAAATACTACGCAGCGTGGTATTCGACCGGCAGAAAAACACTGACGGCGGATATCATGTAGTTGGTTATGAACATCTCATTTACCTGTTGAAATCAAAGGGTACTTATATTTTCCGGGGTATGACCACCGAAGCAATTATCAAAAAACTATGCACCGATTTCAGTATCCCGGTGGGTGATATAGCCGCCACCGGGATTACTTTATCCAAACTTATCCTCCGGGACATGACCATCTATGATATGTGCCTGGTGGCCCTGACGGAGACTATGAAGCGCAACGGTAAAAAGTATGTCCTCCGGATAAAGGAGGGTAAGCTGCACGTCATTGAGAAGGCCAAACAGACAGTCCGCTGGCTGATAACCGAAGGAAGTAACCTGATACAGGCATCCTACTCCGAGAATATCAATGACATGAAAAACCGAATCCTCATCGTTGGCGACAAAGACCAGGTGCTGGCCAGGGTGGAGGACGCCAACCTGATTAAGCAGTACGGCGTCCTCCAGGAACTAAAAAGGGAAAATAACATCAAAACCGGTGAGGCCCAGACTATAGCAAAAAACCTGTTGAAAGACCTGGGTCGGGTATCCCGGGAAGCATCCATCACCTGTCTGGGCCTGGACGACGTGGAGGCCGGCACTGCCATAGAAGTAAAGGAAACACTCACCGGCTTGGCAGGAACCTTTTACGTTGATACTGATGACCACACGGTACAGAACGGTCAGCACACCATGAGCCTGAAGCTCAACTGGACCGATGAAGTGGCCACTAGGGATGCTCCGGAGGTGAAGGAATGAGCGGCGGAAGCGGGTTAATAGAATTGATGCGGAAACAAGCGAAATTGCTCATGCCAATAGGGATCGAACTTGCTACGGTAATAGCACCGCCACCGAATTTGGTTATCCGCATAAACAATATGGATATTAACCTCGAAGGTGACGACCTGATTGTTTGTCAGCACCTGTTAAATTATGAACGGGTGGTAACATTGGAGCATATGGAAAACGTCTCCCGGGACCTGGGTAATGGAACCGGTAAAGATATGGTTTCCGGCGACGGACAAATATTTACGGTCAACGATGACGGGCAGGCGCCTTATTCATCCTTCACGTATGATAACATCCGCCTTAGTTTTAATGATGTTCTGAAGGCCGGAGATCGGGTAGCCGTGCAAGCATTGCCGGGCGGCCAGAAGTACCTTGTCATAGATAAGGTGGTGGAAATGGGTGGCTGAATCAATATTTCCTGATATCACAGTATCGGAAACTGACCAAACGAATCCCGAGCCTGTAACCTACGGCAAGGAGTTGGCTTTTGATTTTGAGAAGGGCGATTTTATCATGGAGGATGGCGCCCCGAAAGTTGTTGAGGGTATCGAGGCCCTGAAGGTTTGGATTGAGAAAACCATACGGACGGTCCGGTACCGGTTTCCGGCGTACTCTTTTCAATATGGCTGTGAGTTGGAGGACATCATCGGCCTGGATATTCCCCGGGCAGTATTAGAAAGCGAAGTCCGGAGGCTAATACGGGAGGCCCTTATTTACGATGACCGCATCCAGGACGTGCGCGATTTTGTGATTGAGCGGGGCGGGGACTGGCTCAAAGTTGAATTTGCCGTGATTACTTTTGACGATAATTCCTTCAGGCAGGAGGTGGCCACCGGTGTATGAAGATCAAACTGAAGATGTAATAAGGCAGCGGATGCTGGACAGGGTTTCCTCCGACTTGGACAAGCGGGAGGGCAGCTTTATTTATGATGGTATCTCCCCGGCCGCTATTGAACTGGCCCTAGCTTACATCGAACTGGACCGGGTATTGCAGCTCGGGTTCGCACAGACGACTTATGGCCAGTACCTGGATTACCGGGCGGCTGAACATGGCCTTACTCGTAAGGCTGCAACTAAGGCTACCGGCCAGGTCACCATTACCGGCAGCCAGGGGACTGTAGTGCCGGCGGGGTCTGTTTTCTCCACAGGCTCCGGAGTTGAGTTTTCCACTACTGCCGAGGTAATCATTGATGCAACCGGCCAGGTTACCGCAAACATTGAAGCCATAGAGGCCGGGACAGCCGGCAACGTGCCCGCGGGAACCATCACGGAAATACCGGTGGCGATTGCCGGTGTCACCGGGGTGACCAACGCAAACCCGACCACCGGGGGGACGGATGAGGAAACCGATGAAGCCCTTGTAGCCAGACTGCTGGAAAAAGTGCGGTTACCAGCTACCAGCGGGAATGCCGCCCACTACAAGCAATGGGCGCTGGAAGTGACCGGGGTGGGGGACGCAAAAGTGTTTCCTGTCTGGAATGGACCCTTAACTGTCAAGGTGGTTGTGATCGACGGCAATAAACAGCCGGCCAGTGCGGAAATTGTTCAAGACGTAGCTGACTACATCGAAGAGGTAAGACCTATTGGGGCCACTGTAACGGTGGAAAGCGCGACAGGACTAAGTATTGACGTAACGGCTACTGTTATGCTGGACACCGGGGCGGTTTTGGCTGATGTTCAGGCTGCTTTTGAGTCTTCGCTCACTGACTACCTGGAAAGCATTGCTTTCCAACAGAATTACGTGAGCTATGCAAAGGTTGGGAGCTTGCTTTTAGATACCGCCGGGGTATTGGATTATTCAAACTTGCTGCTAAACGATGCTGCAGCAAATGTTTCAGTGGGGGATACGGCCGACAATTGCCAGGTGGCCATCAAAGGGACGGTGACCCTGAGTGAATAGGGCAGATATAATGCTGGCTTACGTCCCGAAATTCATCCAGCAGACTCAGGCCTATAAGGCGATAATCGACGCCCAGGGCCCAGAGTTTGACCAGTTGCGGACCAATATTGAGGATATCCTGAAGCAATTTTACGTCGAGACCGCAACCGAGTGGGGCCTTGAACTTTGGGAACAGATGCTCAACCTTAAAAGTTACGCCGGCAAACCACTGGACCAGCGCAGGAGTCGGATCATATCCAAGCTGCGGGGGATGGGGACAGTTACAATATCCCTCATTAAAAACGTGGCTGAGAGCTATGTAAATGGCACTGTGGAGATTACCGAAGATAATGTAAATTACAGCTTTATAGTTAAATTTGTAGATGATCTTGGCGTGCCTCCAAACCTGCAGGATTTACAACAGGCCATTGAGGAGATTAAACCGGCGCATCTTGCGGTCCAGTACGAATATAAATACCTGCTCATTAAAGACATCCATGAGATTATGACCATAAGCGAAATCGAAACCCACCCGCTTACGGACTTTGCTCCGTTTGAGCCGGTGCTGTAAGGAGGGATTTAATTGGCAAGTAATACCCCAAAGCTGGGGCTTTACAAAAAGGACCCAGTGGTCGACGGCAACGACACCTTTAACATTCAAACCATGATGAATGACAATTGGGATAAAATTGATACACTTGCGGCCCTGGAGCAATTCCCGATCAAATCCCTAAGCTATGACTCTGGAAATAACCGGATTGCCATTACCTTTGGTCCGGGCCTGGCTGAGTTATTCGACGGTAACGACGCCCGGGCTTTTGTGCAGAAAGACAATGACACTATATACTACATCGATGCTCCGGCCATAAACACCACCTATTACGTCTACATCCAGGCCGATGGAACATTTGCACACAATACTTCCGGTATAATCCCGGCCAATGCTGCGCTGCTCTGGAACGTAACCACTGGGGCTGAACTGACCACCTTAACCGCCCTGGACCGACGGGCAATTTTGAGCGCGACTGGTGCCCGGCTTGCTGCACATTTGGCCGAAACTGCGCAAACCGATGATGTCCACGGCCTAAAAACCCTGTTCCAAAACCAGCAATTCGTCAATCTCTTCAAAAACGGCGATTTTGCAAGCTGGAGTGCAGGGGATACTGCTGCGCCGGATGGGTGGAGGTTACTGAATAATGCTACCGTTGCTAAAAGTACAAACGCTAAAGTAGGTCAATATTCCGCTGAAATTACAGGTGATGGAACATATGCCCCGCTAATAGAAGCAAGGATAGGGGTGGCAGATACAGGCCAAGGGTGGCTGCTTTCGGACTTTGACGGTAAAACAGTAACAGCGTGTGCTTTCGTAAAAACAACAGATACAACAACACAGCTTTCAATATGGGATGATGATGGAACAGGGGCAACAAGTTCAGGTAGTAATTATCATAGTGGAAGTGGAGATTGGGAATTGCTTACCGTTACAAGAACATTAAGAACGGGATTAACGGATTTTATAGTACGGTTAAGTTTTTCTACTGCTACTGCTGTTTTTAATGTTGATAGCGTTATTCTTGTTTTCGGCGAACTCCCCGTAGCCTTCGCCAACCACCCCAACGACCAGCATTTAAAGGCGGTGGATTACCAGGATAGCGCGGGGGCGAATTATGAGTATGGGTTATTGAAAATGCAATGTGGCAAGGTAAATCTAACATCTGATACCGCAGGTACTGCTGTTACAAAAACCGTAACTCTGCCAGTCACATTTACAAAATTGCTTGCCGTAAGTTTAATTCATACAGAAACGATAAATCTTGGCGGGAAACGTGTAATACCTTATACCTATAATTGGACGAATGGAAGTTTTGTAGTTGGTGCAGGAACGGCAGATTTGACAACCTTTGCTTCGGTTGAAACTAAGGGATTTTCATGGGTAGCCGTGGGAGTGGGATAAATGCAAATTAAATACGTTTCTCAAAAATCAACGAAACAAAAAGGCTTCTGGCAGCCTACCGTAATTGACAACGGGGATGGTACGGTAACTCTCCAAGCAACTACTTTCTATTTCCGTGATTTGGAAATAGCCATCCCTGAAGGAACATGGACACCAGCCGAAGGTGACAGGATTTACGTCGAAAATAATACTACTGACCCGCTTTACTGTGTCCCTGCTGATGCAGAGCAGGATTACCAACCGCTGAGCGGGGAAAAGGAATCTTCTCCCCCCCCGGTTATGTGGGTTGAGAATGGGATTCTTTATGTTTTGACACATGAAGGGGAGGTGACTGAATGAGAGTAGCGAAAATCCCACCGGAAGTAATTGAGCGCAAGCAACGAGAAAAACAGAGAAGGCAGGCCAGGGAGCAGTTAATAAAACAATTAAAAGGTAAGCAGGTTTTAACACAGCAGGATAAGGATGATTTGCTTATTGAGCTTGCTAGACAGCACGGTCTTGTTGCAGATTAGGATTTAAATATGTATTAGTGTGTATTGATGTTTACCGATGCGGACTTGTATAATCGTCCCCAAGGGGGGATGATTATGGCAGCGGCTACCAGGCGGGTAAACATTACCCTTGACCCAGATGTGTATGAACGTTTCATCAAAATAGCCGAGAAGAAAGGTATGAAAGTTTCGACCTGGATTAATCAGCGAATGAAAGAGTTTGTTGAGGAGGAAGAGAAAAATTTAAACAGTAAGGGCACCTGACTGGGGTGCCTTTACTTAAAAATTTGTTGCACATTATTATTTACTTGCCCGTAGAAATGCCCATAAACCCTTATAAATAGCGGTTTATGGATATACCGGGCAAACGGATTTTTATGCGCAATATACATCGACAAGCAACAGTGAGGTGAAATAATTGTTTGGACTGGATATAACTATCCAAGGTTATAAGGAATTACTTTCTCAACATAATCTTAAGGGTCACGAGCTTAGAAAAATTCTTCGAGAACACAAAAAGAAAGGTTGCTGTTTATCTTGTTTAGCTGAAAAAGAATATGATGCTGAAAACGGGACTGACTATGGGGATTTATCACCGTACTGTTGTTGCAATCTTAAAGAGGAGATAAATAAATATTCGCCATAAATCAAGGATTTAAATGCGTAATAATTAGCTCCTATCCCTGAAATTATTTACAGGACCTCTCCAGCTTTATAAAATGAAGCTAGGGAGGGGGATTTATAATGACAGATAATCTGAAAGAAAAAATACGAGAAACTCTTGATCTTGCTCTATCAGGAGGAGTAGAAACTGGGGCTGTTGCTTTAAGCCAGGCCTTATCTGATGTCTTAATTGGACAGGTAGTGCCAGGTATAACAACTGCATTTATGTCCTATAAACAAAAAAGAACGGAAAAAATGGTTATGGCTGCAATTGCTGACATCAGTGGTCGCCTAAATGCACTTGAAGAAAAGCTGAGTAAGTTATCAAGTGAAGACTTGTTATTTATCAAAGAGTCATTTCTTCCTGTTCTTCTAGATGTCATTGCAGATGAGCAGCAAGAAGAGAAAATATCATTATTGGTTAACGGTTTTCAGACTGTTATAGAATACCAGCTAACTGATTTGGATATAATAACTCTTTATTACGATATAATAAGGGAATTACGGGTTCTTGATTTGAAAACCCTCATGTGGTTTGCTGGTAAATCGGATGTCGAAGCTTATGTTGAAACGTCAATTAGCCGTGATGACGTGCATAATTCAAGTATCAATCATATCGTTAAGAAATTAGAAAGGCTGCACCTTATAGGTATTCCAAAGTTATGGGGTGAGATTGAGGGGAAGGAATTTACCATTAGTAGGGAAAGAGGCGAGCTAACGGTACTCGGAGAAAGGTTTATTGATTTCTTCAGGATGAAAGGAGGACTCTAATGGATAGAGAAATGGAGGAGTTTATTAGGAGTTGTCTTGAGCTTGGTAAAGAGCTTTTAGATAAAGATCATCTTTCTGAGAAAGAACAACAATTCTTGGACAAGTTGGATTCAATAGTAAATAAGTACTTGAGCTAAGAAGGCTTTTTTATGGGATGAACAACAGCGCCCGGGGTGGGGGCGTCTTTTTTATGCCCGGGGGCGTGCCTGGGTGATTATTTCACATGAAATATTTTAAATCCGGAGGTGGGGTGATGGACCTGGCCGAGGAAATTATGGCCATCAAAATTGAGCAGGGAAAACATGCGGAAAGGTTGGACGACCTTGAGGAGCATCAGCGCAAGCAAAACGGCTCCTTGCAGCGAGTGGAGAGTAAGGTTGAAAAGATGTATCAAATGGTCATAGGCCTTATGGGCGGGGTAATTGCCTCGCTCATTTTACTTGTAGTAAATTTAGTTTTGAAAGGGTGATTATATGTTCACACCTGGTGCAATCCAATCCCCGGGTGACCCCCAGGACTATATCTACAGTCAACTTATAGCCGCCGCGCCATTACCTGAGAAGTTTATGCTTGACGAATGGCCGGTTCGGGATCAAGGCAAGTTCGGCACCTGTGTTGGCCAGGCGGCAGCCGGGGTAAAGGAGTGGCAGGAGGCAAAGAACTATCCTACGGAAAAACCGGCGCTTTCACCTTTGTTTGTTTACTCCGAATGCAAGAAAGCTGACGGCATCCCGGAGATGGAAGGCACTTATCCCCGCGTGGCCATGAAGGTGCTGCACAAACAAGGTATCTGCTATGAATCCACCATGCCTTATAGCCTCATGGGCAAGCCGGTACCTGGTGCGCCACCTAACGCCTACAACGAGGCAAAACGCTTTCTTATTGGGGCTTACGCCCGGGTGCAGACCATGGAGGAACTAAAAAGGGCAATCTACCGCGACGGTCCCGTACTGGGGGCCGTTTTAGTTTGTCAAAATTTCTTGGAGCCGGGTACTGGCGGGTATATCAATATGCCGCAGGGACGTATATTGGGCGGTCATGCTATCGCAGTAACCGGTTGGGATGACCACCTAAAACATAGCGGTCGCCAGGGTTTCCTCCGGGTGAGAAACTCCTGGGGCCCGGATTGGGGGGATAACGGCTATTGTTGGATACCTTATGAATTCTTCCTTGGTCGCCTGGATACCGGGCAGCCTTACTGGTTTGAATCCTGGTCCTCGGTGGATGTGGTGCTGCCGTCGATGAGGGCGAGGGAGATTATCTTGTGGCCGAAAAAGGACACCGCCTTGGTAGATGGTCACAAGGTACACCTGGACCAATCCTGCTTTATCGTCCCTGAAACCGGGCGGCTGATGCTGCCGGCGCGGTTCCTGGCTGAGCGCATGGGGTATAGTGTGACTTGGGACGGCGAGAAGGCCGTTTTAAGGAGGCGGAATAGTGCGCCTAATGCTTGATGCCGGCCATATTCCCGGAAAAGATCCCGGCGCAGTAGCTAATGGCCTCCAGGAAGCTGACCTCACTGGCGACCTGGTTGACCGCATAGCCACCAAGTTAACGGCTTATGACGTGGAGGTATTACAGGCCCCGCGTACGTCTCTGGCTGACCGCAGCGTCGCAGCTAACAAGGCCAACGTTAATTACTTTTTGAGTATCCACGTCAACGCCGGCGGGGGTACCGGGTTTGAAAGCTTCATTCACCCTGCAGCTGGACAAAAAACAAAGCAGTACCAGGAAACGGTTCATGATGCCGTTGTTGGGTTTATGGCGGGTTACGACCTGCCGGATCGGGGGATGAAGCAAAAGAATTTTCAGGTTCTCCGGGAAACAGCTATGTCGGCGTTATTGTTGGAATGCGGTTTTATCGATAACCCGAAGGACGCGGAACTTTTAAAGGATGATGCCTTCTTAAACGGCTTGACTAATTCAATCACGGCAGGCCTGGTGTTGGCATTGAAATTGAGGCGGAGGAAAGAATCGGTTCTGGAAAAGCGGATCACAGAGCTGGAGATGGCCCTGGCAAGGGAGCAAGAATTAAACCAACGGTACCGGCAGATTTTTAAGCAGATAGCAAACATGACGGCCCCGTTTGTTGCTAACAGGAAGGAGGGATAGCATGAAGCCGTTAAAGCCAGCATGGAAATCCAGGAAGTTTTGGATGGCGGTAGTATCAGGCGCCCTGGTGGTATGTAACCAGGGTCTGGGTCTCAACCTGCCCGAAGAAGCAATTATGACCGTTGCCGGTGTGGCAATTGCATATATTCTCGGTGAGGCATACGTTGATGCAAAGAAGTAGCCCGGATAATTTCCGCTCATGCGGGACAACCTAAACTAAAATCCTCCTTGTATTTCCCACACCCCACCCCTCGCCGGGTGGGGT